GTACAAGTACAAGTTCCATGTATGGAAATGTATGGCGAGTCTTGTCCAATCTTATCTGAAGTTAGAGGATGGTTCAAAGATCCTAAATTAGAAGATTTAGGAAGAAAATATTGGAAGAAAAGAAGTTACATCTTCCAAGGTTTCGTGAAAGACGATCCACTAAATGAAGAGTCAACTCCAGAGAATCCAGTTAGAAGATTCATTATTGGTCCACAAATATTCCAAATTATCAAAGGAGCATTGATGGATCCAGATATGGAAGATCTTCCAACTGATTCAACAAGCGGTGTTGATTTTAGAATTATCAAAACATCCAAAGGCGGATATGCTGATTATTCAACATCAACATGGTCTAGAAAATCAAGACCTTTAACAGAAGAAGAAAACACAGCGATTACAACACATGGTTTGTTTAATCTAAATGATTTCTTACCTAAAAAACCTTCAGAAGTAGAAGTTAAGGTAATGAAAGAAATGTTTGAAGCATCTGTTGATGGTGAAGCATATGATCAAGATAAATTTGGTCAATACTTTAGACCAGCAGGCTTGTCATCAAGAACTGGTGATCCAGTAACTCCAAGAGCAGAAACTCCTGCTCCGGAAGTGAAAGCAGAACCAGTTGCTGAAACAACTGCTCAAGAAACACCAAAGCCAACTGTGGAAGATAATAAATCTTCAAGCGGAAAAGCAGAGGATATCTTAGCAATGATAAGAGCAAGACAATCAAAATAGTAAAGTACATTTGTGGGGAGGCAACTCCCCACACATACTAACAAAAGGAACAAATTATGGTAAAGGCATTTGATGTAAGTAAATTTAGAAAAACTTTAACAAAGTCCATCACTGGAATGAGTGCTGGATTTCATGATCCAACAGATTGGATCTCAACAGGCAATTACGCACTAAACTATTTGGTTAGTGGTGATTTTAACAAAGGAATTCCATTAGGAAAAGTGACTGTGTTTGCAGGTGAATCTGGAGCAGGTAAATCATACATCTGTTCAGGTAACATTGTGAAAGCGGCACAGGATCAAGGAATATTTGTTGTGCTAATCGATTCAGAAAACGCACTAGACGAAACTTGGTTACAAGCATTGAACGTAGACACAGACGAAAAAAAATTATTAAAACTGAATATGTCTATGATAGATGATGTGGCAAAAACAGTTTCAACATTTATGGATGATTACAAAGCAATGGCTGAAGAAGATAGACCAAAAGTATTATTTGTGATCGATTCATTGGGTATGTTGTTAACACCTACAGATGTTGATCAGTTTCAAAAAGGCGATATGAAGGGTGACATGGGTAGAAAACCCAAGGCACTAACAGCACTTGTTCGTAACTGTGTTAATATGTTTGGTTCACACAATGTGGGACTTGTTGCTACAAATCACACATACGCATCGCAAGATATGTTTGATCCAGATGATAAAATATCAGGTGGACAAGGATTTATCTACGCATCTTCAATCGTGGTAGCAATGAAAAAATTGAAACTGAAAGAAGATGAAGATGGTAACAAAGTTACTGATGTGAGGGGTATTAGAGCCGGCTGTAAGGTTATGAAAACAAGATATGCCAAACCTTTTGAAGGCGTACAAGTAAAAATTCCATACGAAACAGGAATGAATCCTTATTCAGGACTTGTAGATCTTTTTGAGAAAAAAGGTATATTAACAAAAGATGGTAACAGACTTAAATACGTGGATTCAAAAGGTACTGAATACAAAGAGTATCGTAAAGTTTGGGAAGCCGGTGGAGAATATCTTGACATGGTTATGAAAGACTTTACCAATTTAGTGCCTGCTGAAGAATCAGAAACTAAAGAAACAACAGAAGCAGTTGAGGAGTAATATGATCGAAGGAAGTCAATTAGTTGAAATTTGGCAATTTTTCAAAGAGTACATGGATCGAAAACAGGCTATGGACTTGGTAGCAGAAAAATTTGTCGATCTAATGGCAGACTATGGTGTGGAAGATGAAGAATTTCAAGCCGCACTAGGAGCCGATGATGACCTGGACAAAGCCATCCAATATTATTTGGATGTTGACCAGGACGAGGATTATTAATGGCTGGATGGTATCAGAAAATAGCGAAAGATATTGGCGCAATTCCTGATGCCATCAGACATTATGAAGACGAATTAGAACAGGCAAAATCTGAAATAAGAATTAGAGGCAATATCGAAAAAGCATCAGCAGATATGCCTGGCATTGTGGAACAAAGATTCAATCAATTACAGGAAATTGAGGCAATACTTCAATATATGAATATCGAGTTGAGAAGATTGAGATCAAAACATTTCAAAAAGTATTTAGAAAATTATCAAAGAGCACTCAGCAGTAGAGACGTAGAAAAATACGTGGACGGTGAAGCAGATGTTGTAGATTATGAAAAAATTATAAACGAATTCGCACTGTTAAGAAACAAATGGTTGGGCATTACCAAAGGATTGGATCAGAAACAATGGCAAATGACCAACATTGTTAAACTGAGAGTTGCTGGTATGGAAGACGCTTCCATATAATAATCTATCAAAAAATATATCAATAAATATTCAAAATGACCTTGAATATCCCATCTTTTATTATCACCATGCAGGGTGAATCGGTAAGCGAATCTTTGGCCGATGAATGTGTGAGTTCGACTCAAAAGTTTGGCATTGAACCAAAAATTTTTCCTGGAATACATGGTGAACAGATTGAATTAGCATGGAAAAAATTTAAATTAAAAGAATTTCAATTTAATAAACGTATTAAAAAATTAAATCGTGGAGCCATAGGATGCACAATTTCACATTTAACCTTATGGAAAAAATGTATTGAATTACAAACTCCTATATTGATTTTAGAACACGATGCTGTAATGATACGATCAATACCACAAAATATATTAGATAAATTTGAAGATGTTTGTAATTTAGATTGGTTAAGCAGAATGACCACAAACTACGATGTTGAAGTAAAACAAGACAGAGGACAAGGAGTAAATTTATTCAAAGAAAAAAGACCTGCATATTCGGGTTTAGAATTGTACAATAAAAGTCATATTAAAGGAGCTCATTCATACATCATAAAACCGCAAGGTGCCCAGAAATTAATAGATTGGGTTTGGGCTCATGGTGTTTTATCAGCAGATGTGGTAATAAACAGTGTGGCTTGTAAATTATCTTATTCAGATACAAGTTATTTTAGAATAAATCAAAAATACTGGAATTCAAAAAGAATGAAAGGCAATCAATCTTTTACTAGACCCACAACACAAGATAAACTATTGATGAAAGAAAAGAATGCTGTTTGATAACCAAGATATTTTAGGAAATTTTCCAAAAAATAAACCACATGTGATTTATTATAGTTGCGATCCAACATATTGGGCAGAACACGGACAATATCTAGCAAAAAGTACCCTTGCCATTAATAAAAAAAATTTAACACATGTTCACGTACACATGATCTACGAACACAATCAAAAACATGAAATAAAAAATCTTATAGATGACGAAGACATAACATACACTTATGAAATTCATTCAAAAGATTTTTATGATCAATTTGAACTGGCTAAAGATCATCCTATGTTCGGCAGAGGACCAGAAATTTGTGGCACCAAAACAGATTTGGATTTAAAAAGAAAAATATATCTGTCTAGTGCTAGATTTTTTTACTTTGACAAATTTTTCGAAAAATATCAACACGTACTTCAATTGGATGCTGATGGAATAGCAAGAGAGCGTATACCGTTGTTAAAATTTAAAGAAATTACAAAAATTCCTGCCGCAATGCGTAAACCTAAAGACCCCAGTGTGTACATTGCCAGTTGTGTAACACCCGGAATAGGAGAACCAGGAGAAATATTTAAAAAAGAATTGAGTCAGTCTATGATTGAAGCATTTAAAAAACCAATTTATTGGTTTGTGGATCAACACGTGATTAAAAAGTTGTTAGATGCTAGAGAGTTTGACTCTATACCTTACAAATGGAACAGTTGGGGGTTGAAATCAGGCGGAGAAATATTCAGCACAGCCAAAGGTACAAAAAAATACGGCTTTAGATACAAAGCATTAAAATATGCTTGGTACAACAACGAAGAAAAATTACAGTATCACAAAAAGAAAGCGAAAGAGCATGGAAAAGATTAAAGGTTATATAATATATCTTAAAAATTACGAAAATTCTGTGGAGTGGGCTCAACAGGCACTGGCATCTGGCAGAGCATTGGGTTGGAATTTAGAATTGTACGAAGGTATTGATGGAAAAACCACAACTGCTGAAAAAAATAACATAAAATTTTTTCAAGGCAGTAAAAAAAGTAATAGATTGATGCAGAGACCGGGTACTCTGGGTTGTTTTCTCAGCCAATATAATCTTTGGCAAAAATGTTTCAAAGAAAATACACCTATCTGTATATTTGAACACGATGTTGTGTTTAAAAAACCTTTTTCAATAGATAAAGAATTCAAAGACGTATTAAAGTTTGAAGGATTTATGCCAGCCAAACCAATGATTGTGGGACAATGGTGGGAAGGTGCTAGAGCATACTGTTTGAAACCTGAGGGAGCAAAAAAAATTATCGATTTTGTAAAAACACAAGGAGCCATGCCAGCAGATTGGTGTATCAACAATGGGATTTTGGATGTGCAGTTTGATTTAAATAACAAAGTTACATTTGATTCAAAAAAATTCAGTTTCACAAAGGACCTCAAATGAAAAGATTAATATTTCAAGTCAGTGTGGGTAAACCAAGCAAACTGTATGAAACCTGCATTCAAACTGTTGCTGACTATTGTAAAAAATATTCCATAGATCACATAGTTCTGACTGAGCCTAAACTGAAAATACGACCAGATGTAAAAAGAACAGGTAGAAGCAAGGAAGCAGTGGAAAAATTAGGCTACTTGCCTATCTATGAAAAAGAAAATGCCTTTGAATACTTTAATACCTATGATCAAATTGCCATTGTGGACAGCGACATATACATCAAACCCTCAGCACCCAACATATTTTTAGAGTTATCAGAAGAATACGACTTTGGTGGTGTGTTGGAAAGAGATTTGCCACTTAACAAAAAATATCAGTCAAAAATACGCAAATATTCGCAGAATGCTTTCACAAATTTAAAAGATGTAGAATGGAATTGGAACTCACTAGGAGCAGAATTTTACAACATGGGATTGATGGTGATGAACCGTTCATTTGCTAGATTCTTAAATGGTCAAACTCCACGAGAATTTATCACAAGGCCTGAATTTCGTGATTTTGTGGACGGTGTGGGGTTTTACAAATGGAGTACAGATCAGATGTTGCTGAACTGGTTTGTGAAAAAACAGAACATGAAATGTAAAAATATGGACTGGCGTTGGAATTCTTTGTACACAGCAGTGCAGGATGAAAAACAAAAAGAAAGTTGGTTCGTACACTTCTTTTTACGAGATCATCTGCCACAGCAAGGTGAAAATATAAAACAGGTACTAAAAAATATTTTATAAAAATGAAAACTTTAATATATCAATATTGGTATGGTTCTGAACCAAAAGAATCTGCACTGGCAGGTAAGAAAAATATGGAATCATATGCCAAATACATTGGTTCAGATTACCTATTTGCCAAAGATCCAGAATTTTATGGTGGTCCTTGTTCAAGAGAAAAGAAATACTCCGCTCTGCGTCCAGTGTACGATGACAAATTTTTAGAGTATGATAAAGTGATGTATCTTGATTTAGATGTGTTTGCTGTAGACAACTGCAGAGAAAATATTTTTGAAGAAGATATAAAATTTATAGGTATTTGTCCAGAACCTGATCAGCCTAAATTACGAACTATTCCAGGTGTTGCCGCCAACACGAAGATCAATAATAAAAATGACGAGGTGTGGGCAAAAGCAGTCAAAGACAGATATGGAGTAGACGTGAATCGAGATGAAAAAAACAGACCAATGGTATATAATTCAGGAGTAGTTGTATTCACTAGAGAAGGTCTAATTCAAGCAAGGCAAAAATTTGTTCAGTTTAATGAACACATCAAACATTTATCAACAGCAGGATTAAAAGAGTTCTATCTATCTGACCAAACATACTATCAAACCATGCTCCATGTGTCTGGTATACCATTTACTATACTGGATCCAAAATGGAATTCGCAAATTCATTATAGAAGAGACGGCGGACTACGAGTGCATGACGGTAGAACTGATAAAACAAATTTTGTTCATGTACAAATTTCTGGTGCTGACAATATGGATACAGATGCCCATTATAGAATGGTCAATTTACCAGTAAAAGATTGGAGGGTAGAATGAAGATTTCAAAACCAAACACCGAAGGCTGGCTAGGAAAATATGATTATAACCAGTTTGAAAATTATCAAATAGCGGAGTACAATGATGCTTTATCATACACCAAACAAAAAAGAAATGCTATAGATTTAGGAGCCAATTTAGGTATAATGTCAATTAGAATGTGCAAAGATTTTGATTATGTTCATGCTTTTGAGCCGCTGTTTCATACATATCTAAAAGATAACGTTCCAGCAAAAAACATAAAAATATATCCATATGCTGTTGGTGAAAAAGAAAAGAAAGTCACTATGCGAGTAGGTCAATATCACTGCGGTGGCAGTAATATTATTGAAAACAAAACAGGAGCCTACTATGAAAAAGATGAAATTCAAGTTGTTACTGTTGATTCTTTTGACATAGACAACGTAGATTTAATAAAGATAGATGTAGAAAAATATGAA